CGCGGATCGTGTCCGTTTGGGAGCGCAGCGACCAGCGGCGCTACTACGTCCACTGCCCATTCTGCGATCACCCGCAAGTGCTGTGCTGGCGCGATGAGAACGGCGTGCATCGCCTGGTGTGGGACAAGGACGAGAAGGGCAACCCCATTCTTGAAACCGTGCGCTACCTCTGCGCCAACTGTGGCAGGGGCATAGACGAGAAGCACAAACAGCGGATGCTTGCGGGCGGGGAATGGAGGCCTGCACACCCAGACCGACGCAAGGTGGTGGGCTTCCACATCAACGCACTGTACAGCCCGTGGCGGCTGATCTGGCACGAGCTCGCCCAGGAGTGGGTCGAGGCCCAAGATAACCCCGAGAAGCTGAAGGCGTTTGTGAACTTGCGCCTGGGGGAAACGTGGGATGAAGGCGGGGAGAGTTTCGGCGCGCATGTGCTGGCGGCTCGCCGCGAGAAGTACGCGACCCTTGTTCCAGAAGGGGTATGCGCGCTAGTTGCGGCGGCGGACGTGCAGCACAACCGCATCGAAGCCCAGATCACGGGCTTCGGGCCGGGAGAAGAATCTTGGCTGATTGCCCATGAGGTCTTTTGGGGCAACCCCGGCGTTGAGGTTGACCCGGAGACGGCCGTCAACGTGTGGGAGCAGTTAGATCAATTCCTGCTGAAGCCTTGGCCGCATCCCTGTGGGCCGTTGCTCAAACCGGCCATCACGTTCGTGGACGCCGGCGCACACGCGGACAGCGTGTACGACTACGTACTCCCGCGCCAGCACACCCGCCGCCGCATCTTTGCTTGCAAGGGCGTGGACTATCTGAGCAAGCCCGGCTTGGTCATGGAAGGCTCTACGAAGAAAGCCAACGTCCGTCTCTTCGCCGTGGCGACCTACGCGGCGAAAGACCGAGTGTTTGCCCGGATGAAGATTCCCAGGCCTGGGCCTGGGTACATGCATCTGCCCGATTGGGTGACGGACGAATACCTGGAGCAGCAGACCGGGGAGAAAAAGATGACCGTGCGAGACAAGCGCACGCGCACCAAGAAGGTGATCTACGTCAAGACCTACAACCGGAACGAAGCGCTGGATCTGACTGTGTACTGCCACGCCGGGCTATTCGCGCTGCAACACTTCATCGCCCCGGCTATTTACCGCGACCTAGGAAAGTTGGCCGTAGCAGTAGGACAAGGCCAATCGCCCGAGGCGCTGACTACTAGAGTGCGCCGCGTGCGGAGCGACGGGTTGCTGTAGAGTTCTTGCCCTAATGATTTGCCGGGAGTAAGTTTGCTGCCAAAGGAGGGTTTGGACATGGCGATATTCGGCTTTGGCGCTACCTACGATGGTGAAGATGTTTCGGACCGATTTGTCGCTGCGGGTATGGCCTGCGTTGGCTGGTCAGAGGATGATGCCCCACCGCTACACAACATTCTCCGGCACATCAAGATCGGCGACATCGTCTTCCTGAAATCATTTGCCCCTCAGGTAGGACTCACAATCAAAGCGGTTGGAATCGTTACTGGGCGTGAGCCTGTAGAGAGGGAACATCTCGGCTGGGGGGTTCCTGTACGCTGGGTTTGGCAGGGCGAGGAACGGATCGGACAGCTTGAGGACAAGTATCCTGTACGAAGCATAACACTCTTCGAAGAATACAATCCTACTGTGCAGGAGCATGTGATTGAGCTTTTGCTCGCAGGGGAAACTCGCCGACGGCAGGCCGGCGGAGCCAGCACGCGATGACAAGTATGAAATCGTGGCACGAGCAAGTGGAAGATGATGTCGCTAGGCTGAGCGTATTGCGGCCTATCGTTAGAAACGGCGAGGCGACCGAAGACCAGACTCTCGAATACGTCGAGTTAGTGAACCGCGTTCGTACCGTCTACACTGACGGTGCCAGCGAAACCAAGAGCGATAACCTCGTCGAAGTGCTACAAAGAGCACTCAAGCGATTCCCTAGTTCAGCTGATCTCACTCTCCAGCTTGCGGAGGCAATGAATCCATATGGCGACCGCAGCGGTAACCATCCTTTGATGAGACGCGCCATCAGGCTTTATGAAGAATCAGGTCGGTTCGCCGAGGCACAGGAGGTGCGGTCGAAATTAGCCTCAGACCTGTTTTTCGAGGGCGTGGAGGCGATGGGTCAAGATGACCAATCTGCAGAGAACCAGTTTAAGAAAGCCATTCGCACTTACCCACTCCACGCTGATTCTTACGTGCATCTGGGGATGATCTATGAGAATAGAGGCGATTGGAAGTTGGCTGTGAAGTTCTATTTGCGGGGTATGCAGTACGGAAGAATTGCTTGCCACGAAAAGGAGGTGTGGAACAGATGGTCGGGTAGTTTCTCCCAGGACTCACCTGACCTCTCCAAAACCCATTACTGGGGTGAACTGGAGACCCGCCCATTCCTGAGAGCTTTGTACTGTCTTTCTAGCCTTTGCTATCGGCGAAACGAATTTGAGCGGGCACTACGCTATGCGCAGGAATCTCTCTACCTAAACCCCAACGATAATACAGGGGTTCGGTACATTGCGTATTCCATCTTGCGATTTCGCGGAGAAGACGGGGAACTCACGAAGCTGAAGGCCGAATATGAGGACTTGGATTCCGAGGCAAATGAGCTAGAGCGAAAGTTCTTTGGGAGAACACTCGAAACATCGGGCAAAGACAACTAGATTCAGATCGGAAAGTTCGGTACTTCCTCCACCCTCTCACTCTTTCATATCCCGTTTTCCCTCGACCTATCTTGTTTACCAAGGCAATTTGACGCACACCCAGAGGTATCTGCCTACTCTGGCCGTCATGGGCAGAGTGGAACTCGCGCAGGCCGAGCAGGATCTAAAACACTCCGCCGAACCTTTGGGACTATAGCGCCAAATCTTATCGCGCCAAACACCGTATTGTAGGTACTCCCGGAAGTGTGCCTATATATGCGCGTCATGAGCGCGTTCACGCTGGCCGAAATTGATGCAACCCTGGCGCGCCTGAAGGCCGAGTACGAAAAGCTAAACCACATGGAGGAATACGGCCTGGGTGGACGGCAGGGGCGGCATCGCAGGATGGAAGAAATCCGGCGCGAGATCGCGCACTGGGAGCGCAGGCGAGATCGACTTATGCGCGGCGGCGTGACGACACGGGGAGCGGTGGTTCCGCACGAATGAACATCCAAGCACAGCCGAATCTGCTTGACCGCGTGGTGGGCTACTTTGCGCCTCAGCGTGCAGCCCTCCGGATGCGCGCGCGCATGTTCATGGCGATTGCAGGCAGCTTCGTGGGCGCGAGCTATACCCGGCGTTCGCTGAGCAATTGGTACGTCGTTCCTGCCAGCGCCGACGAGGACACGGTTGATGATCTGGAGACACTGCGCGCGCGAAGCCGCGACATGGTGCGCAACACTCCCCTGGCCACGGGAGCAGTCAACACCGTGGTCATGAACGTGGTGGGCACGGGCCTGAGCCTTCTTCCGCGTCCTGATTGGGAAGCCCTGGGCATGACCGAACAACAGGCCGACGAGTGGACGGCCCAGGTGGAGCGCGAGTTCCGGGTGTGGGCCGAGTCGCCTGAGTGTGACGTGACCCGCACGCAGAATTTCTATGGCCTGCAAAGCCTGGTATTCCGCTCGGCGCTGGAGAGCGGAGACGTGTTCGTGCTACTGCCGATGACGGAGAGCCGCACGAACCCCTACGCGCTGCGCGTGCAGGTGGTGGAAGCGGACCGCGTGGAGACTCCCACGGGCAAGAGGGAAAACGCAGGCAACAAGATCGTCGCGGGCGTCGAGATGGACACGAACGGTGCGCCCGTTGCCTACCACGTCCTGCGCAATCACCCCGGCAGCATCGAGGGAATCAAGCACGAGTTTATCCGCGTGGTCGCCTTCGGCGCGAGAACGGGCCGCCGCAACGTGCTACACATCTTCGAGCGCACCCGGCCCGGACAGACGCGAGGCGTGCCGTACCTGGCCCCGGTGATCGAGCCGCTGAAGCAACTGGACAAGTACACCGAGTCGGAACTGATGGCGGCCGTCGTCGCTTCGCTGCTGACCGTGTTCGTGAAGTCCGAAACGGGCGACGGCTTTGCGCCCCCGGCTGGCGAACAGAGCAGCGATTCGGAGATCAAGTTGGGCACGGGCACCATCGTGGACCTTGCTCCCGGCGAGGACATAACGACGGTTGCGCCTAACCGCCCCAACACTGCTTTCGACCCGTTCGTGCAATCCGTCCTGCGACAGATCGGAGTCTCGTTGGGCCTCCCCTTCGAAGTGCTGATCAAGCATTTCACCGCAAGCTACAGCGCGGCGCGCGCGGCGCTGATGGAAGCGTGGAAATTCTTCCGGCTACGCCGTGAACTGCTGGCGCAGACGTTCTGCGCGCCCGTGTACGAAGCATGGTTGGAAGAAGCAGTCGCACTTGGCCGCATCGCTGCCCCTGGGTTCTTCGACGATCCCGCGCGGCGCAT